GCAGATATAGTTATCCTACTAGACTATGTTTATCAGGAACTCCATTAAATGAAGCACTTCTTACTCTTCATAAACTTTTTCCTAAGTTTCAGAAAGATAATAATGTAGAAAAGGTACAATGTATTGTCTTAACTGATGGTGAAGCAAATTCTATGCCTTATCATGTTATGGTAAAGGATTACTTTTATAGTGATGAGTGGAAGATGGGATTAAAGGGTATTAATCCTGGTCATTGTTCTTTGAGAGATAGATCTTTAGGTAAGGTTTATAGGTTTGGTTATTCTTGGTGGCAATTTACTGAAGCTCTTATAAGAAATCTACAAGATAAGTTTCCTTCATCTAACTTTATAGGTATTAGGGTTCTTCCTCCAAGAGAAGGAAGTAATATCTTAAGAAGATATTGTGATGATCCTGCTGACTATGAGAAGTGTATGAAGGATTGGAGAAAGTTAAAGACATTCACCATTAAGAGTAGTGGTTACAATGCATACTTTGGTCTTTCTTCTAGTGCTCTTGCAGATGATACTGAGTTTGAAGTTAAGGAAGGAGCAACAAAGGGACAAATTAAGACTGCTTTCGTTAAGTCACTAAAGACAAAAAAACTAAATAAAAAGGTGTTAGGAGAATTCGTTTCTTTGGTTGCATGAAGTCATTTAAAGAATTCTGCTCTCAATTAGATGAGAGCAGTTTAAGTAGAATCAAGAGTAAATCAGATAAAGGTGGGATGGCAATTATCTCAGGAAGTCGTGGTGACAAATCAAAGAAGGAAAATAAGGCAAGAGCAAAGCAATTAGATAGGGATATAAAAGGTAAGGGTTTACCTGGTGCTACTAAGGTAAAGGGAAGATGGGATGAAAAGGATGACGATACTGGTAAGACTACTAAGGTTAAAGAGAGGAGTCATGTAGTTACTTCTGGTAAGAAGGGTAAGAGAAAGTTTAAGAAAGCAGTAAAGTCTTTAGGTAAGAAGTATGGTCAGGATGCAGTATTGACACAAACCAAAAAAACTGGTACACTATCAGCAACTAGAAAAGGTGGATTAAAAAATAATCAAGGTAAAAACATTAAAAGAGCTAAAGCTGGAAAATTTAGACCAGGTAGATCCTCACCAGAAGGTGATACTCAAATTAAAAAGAAGACCTTTACATACGAAAAATGACAAACAAGCCATATGATGATTCAAACTGGAGAGAAGAGTATAAATCTTATACTAGTAATCAAAGGCATCTTGAATTACTTGAAAATGGACCTAAGAGTCTTTCTCAATCATGGGTGATGCAAGCAATGTATGGACAATGGAAAAAGATAAAGGGATATGATAAGCTTGATCCGCAAGAAAATGAAGGTCAATTGCAGTCATCTATGAAGGAGTTTTTCCAACGACAAAAAGATCAGGGTATATGACAGTAAACAAACTGGTACATGGGGGGTTTAAAGACCCCCCTTTTTGCTCTATAATATGATTATAGAAACAAACACATTATGGCATTATTTGAAATCAAAATGACTGAGAAAGAAATTGTTGATGGGTTGAGAAGCAATTATGGCAAAGAATTTACTGCTCCTGATGTGCGTGGATTCTGTGCTGCAAATGATATTGCTTATCAAACTGTCACTAAGAAGATAGAACAATATAAAGTTGGTAGAGGCAAGTGGAATCTTGAAGTTACTACCAAAGCAGTAGAGAATATTGAGAACTCATTTAATGCTCCTGCAGTGGAACCTACAGTACAGCAAAACTTAGTCCCAGATCAGGATGATGCTTTTGTTAAGTTTGGTCCTTTCAATGATGTAAAGGCTATCCTTAAGTCTAAGCAGTTCTATCCTACATTCATTACAGGTCTATCAGGTAATGGTAAGACATTTGGTGTAGAGCAAGCATGTGCTCAACTTAAGAGAGAATTGATTAGAGTAAACATTACTATTGAGACTGATGAGGATGACTTGATTGGTGGATTTAGATTGGTTGATGGTGCTACTGTGTGGCACAATGGTCCTGTTATTGAAGCACTTGAAAGAGGTGCAGTTCTATTACTAGATGAAGTTGACCTTGCATCTAATAAGATACTTTGCTTGCAACCAGTACTAGAGGGTAAAGGATTATTCCTTAAGAAGATTGGTAAGTTTGTTCAACCAGCAGCAGGTTTCAATATCATTGCTACTGCTAATACAAAAGGTAAGGGTTCTGATGATGGTAGATTCATTGGTACAAATGTATTGAATGAAGCATTCCTTGAAAGATTCTGTGTAACCTTTGAGCAAGACTATGCATCACCAGCAATAGAGACTAAGATTCTTAGATTGCATTCTGCTAGTGTTGGATGTCATGATGATAAGTACATCAAGCATCTTGTAGACTGGGCAGATATCATTAGAAGAACATTCTATGATGGTGGTATTGATGAAGTAATTTCAACCAGAAGGTTAGTTCATATCATCAGAGCATACAGTATTTTTAATGATAAGTTAAAGGCAATCAAGGTATGTACTAATAGATTTGATGATGAAACTAAGCAAGCATTCCTTGAACTATATGATAAGGTAGATGCTGATGTAGACATTGACAAAGTGGAGGAATAGTGGTATGGTTAATGCATGGAGCTTACTTTATGACGAATATTATGGGACTATGAATGAAACTTTTCCAGTAAAAAATACAGAACCTGATGATGACATAGTTGTTAGTACAGGTTCCACAGCATCAATGGGTGATTTTGTTAACTTCGATCTTACTGATCAGATTGATAATATTACTATTGATGCCAGTAATTTAGATTTTAATATTAATGTAGATAATCATGTTTCATTTGCATCTACAGCAGATTTTGTTTATGCAGATACTTGGCCACATGCTGATACTTTGAATATTAAGATGCCAGATGATTATCCATCAGCATTTACTGCACTTTCTGATAATGATGATGCAATAGCACATCTTATAGATAAACCAGTTTCTTCAGGAATAGAAGATAATAATCCTAGAAAGTATAAAGAAGATGAGTCCATCAAAGCTCTTCAGGATTATATTTCTACCACTTATGGTGGACATTATACTTCTGACAATAATAATGTCCAGACACTTGATCTTATTGAGTCAGTAGGAGATGCAGAATCATTCTGTAGATCTAATGCTATTAAGTATCTCAGTAGGTATGACAAGAAGGGACAAGCAAAACGTGATATACTAAAAGCACTACACTATTCACTCCTACTTTATCACTTCAGTGGGCAATTAAATGAAACTCAGACCCGTGGTTATGAAACTTTCTGATAATACACTATCACTACTAAAAAACTTTTCTACAATTAATCAGTCTATTCTGTTTAAGCAGGGAAGTAAACTTCGCACTATTAGTGTAATGAAAAATATCCTTGCTGAAGCCACAGTACAGGAGGAGTTGCCAAAGGATTTTGGTATCTATGATTTAAGTCAATTTTTAAATGGATTGGGATTGCATCAGAGTCCAGAATTGGATTTTGAGAATGATGGTCATGTGGTCATCAAGGAAGGTAAGATGCGTTCTAAGTATTTCTTTGCTGATCCTAATGTAATCATCACCCCACCAGATAAGGAGATTACTCTCCCTACAGAGGATGTTAGTTTTGAGTTAAGTACTCAACAGTTAGATAAGCTTCTTAAAGCAGCAGGTATCTATCAACTTCCTGACTTAGCAGTTATTGGCGAAGCAGGTGTAGTTAAATTGGTAGTAAGAGATAAGAAGAATGATACTTCTAATAGTTTCTCTGTGATTGTTGGTGAGACTGATAAGCAGTTTACTTTCAATTTTAAAATTGAAAATATTAAGATTCTACCAGGAACTTATGAGGTAGTAGTATCTCAGAAACTCCTATCTAAATTTACTAATAAGGATCGTGATTTAAGATATTATATTGCTTTAGAACCTGATTCTACCTTTGGATAATGAGTAGAAGAATTCATGAAGATGAATATATGTCCAGTGACATCTGGAAGTATAATTTAGATCCACCAGAGTATAAAAGGGGAAGTAGGCACAATAAAATAGGAATGTGGATTATGTACATTTTCTATGGTATTGTTCTTATACAAGTGGTACATGCAATGACAGTGATACCATTTTTCCCCATTACCTTTTCTATATTATTAGGTTTATTTTTTATTTGTTATGTTGCTTGGAGGGCAAGTTAAGTTATGTGGTATATTATATTCTGGACTGTTATTACTATGTTAGTATTAGTTAGGTTAGGAGCATTTAAAAAATGAATATCTTTGTGACTGACCCAGACCCTGTTGTATCAGCACAAGTATTACCTGATAAACATGTGGTCAAGATGCCATTAGAAACATGTCAGATGCTTTCTATTGTAGCATCAGAAAAGTGGGGTAG